GAAGTATTTTATGGTGGAGCAAGAGGTGGCGGTAAATCATACGCTATGTTGGTTGACCCACTTCGTTATTGTCATAAACAAAAACACAGAGCATTATTAATTAGACGGACAATGCCTGAGTTGAGAGATTTAATTAATCACTCACAACAGTTATATTCAAAAGCTTATCCCGGTGCTAAATGGAGAGAACAAGAAAAAGAATGGAAGTTCCCTTCAGGTGCTAGAATAGAGTTTGGATATGCGGAAAATTTAACTGATGCTTTACGTTACCAAGGACAATCATATACTTGGATTGGAATAGATGAACTACCGCAATATCCTACCGAAGATATATATAATTTTCTTCGGTCTTCTTTGAGAAGTGTAGACCCAGATATTCCTGTCTATATGAGAGCAACAGGCAATCCGGGAAACGTAGGTTCAATGTGGGTTAAGAATATGTTTGTTGACCCTGCAGTACCTAATACAAAGTTTGATATAAATATTAAAACACCAACAGGTATTAAAAAAATATCTAGAAGATTTATTCCTGCTAAACTAGAAGATAATCCTTATCTAATGCAGACTGATGATTATTATGCTATGTTAGCTTCGTTACCTGAAGTACAAAGAAAACAATTCTTAGAAGGTAATTGGGAAGCATTTGAAGATTCATCTTTTCCAGAGTTTAGTAAAGATATTCATGTTATTAAACCTTTTGATATTCCTAGAAACTGGATGAGATTTAGAGCATGTGACTGGGGATATAGTTCACCTGCTTGTTGTTTATGGATAGCTGTAGACTTTGATAATAATTTATTTGTTTACAGAGAATTATATACAAAAAAAATTACAGCAGATTTATTTGCTAGAAAAGTTTTAGAAGCAGAACAAGGTGAGTATATTCGATATGGTGTACTAGATAGTTCTACTTGGGCAAGACGAGGTGACATAGGACCAAGTATTGCAGAGACAATGATATTAGAAGGTTGTAGATGGAGACCATCTGATAGAAGTCCTAGAAGTAGAGTAGCAGGTAAATTAGAATTACATAAAAGATTAAGACCTGATGAAGAAACAGGATATCCTTCTTTATTTATTTTAGATAACTGTACTAATTTAGTTAGAACATTACCTATGTTACCTACAGATAAAAATAATCCTGAAGATGTAGATACACATGCAGAAGACCATGCTTATGATGCACTTAGATATGGTTGTATGAGTAGACCAATACATCCTATTAAACAAGATTTTATAGATAAAACAAATGAACCTAAACGTGCAGCACCGGCAGATAAAGTTTTTGGATATTGAGCTGTCTTAGTTTATTACTAGCAGTTTCAATGCATGTTGGATTAGATAATGAATATAATTCTATACATCCTCATGCACGATGTACACTAGATAATACTATACTAGGAGCATATTATAATAGTGAATATAATGCAAGTTCTTATATAGGAAAAATATATAACTATAATAATTTAGAAATAGAATATGGTTTAGTTACTGGATATACAGGAAGTAATATTGCACCAATGTTAAGAATTAAAAAAGATAATTTTTTTATAGCACCTGCATATGAAGTAGAAGGTAATGTTGGAATAGTTGTAGGTTTTGAATTTAAATTAAAATGAAAGATATTAAGATAGGATATAAAAATTATAAAATAAAAAGTTTAGATTCCATTGTATCTAAATGTAATGAAATAAATGGACAGTTTCTTGCATCCGATGGAATGATAGCTTTATCATCAACAGAAGATAATATATCTCATGCTAATACTTTAATACATGAAATATTTCATGCAATAGTATTTCAATGGGGAATAGAATTAGATGATAAAGAAGAAGAAAAAATTTGCAATACTCTTGCGAATGGACTAACTACTGTATGTGTAGATAACCCTTGGTTGTTACCTTACATACAAAAACAACTAAAAGGAGAAAAATAAAATGGCAATCATGAAAAAATATGTACAAGGTGAACTACCTGAAAACATGTATGGAAACGAAGCTTCAAAGCAAGGCGATTCCAAAACTAATGTTGTAAAAGGTGCTTCAGCTTTTCCTGCTGATTATGCTGAAGGTGGAGTTAATAAAGATTTCCCAAAAGAAAAGAAAAGCATGGTAGACGGAAAAGTATTCTCAATGGCAGACGAAAGAGACTACTAAGGAATATAAATGCCACATAGTAATATAGGCAGTAGTGGCTTATCTGAAACTGATGAAGTAAAATCATTAGATGATGCTAAAGATGATTCTTATAGTAATCTAGGTTATATAATTGAATCTAGATTAAAAGAAGCAGAACAGGCACGTCTATATGATGAAAAAAGATGGTTAAGGTCTTACAGAAACTATAGAGGAATCTATGGTTCTGATATGGCTTTTCGTGATTCAGAAAAGTCTAAAGTATTTGTTAAGGTAACAAAAACTAAAGTATTAGCTTCTTATGGACAACTTATCGAAGTGTTATTTTCACAAGGTAAGTTTCCTATTGGAATACAACCTACTTCAGACCCTTTAGGTGTAGCTAAGTATGCACACATAAAACCCGATAATTTAAAACAACAAGATGCTCGTATGGAAGACATCTATGGTTTTGAAGGTGATGGTAGAGAAATATCTCCGGGTGCTACTGCAGATGAAATACTAAATGGTTTAAAAAGTAAATACGAAAAAGCAGGTTTTGAAGAAGGTGCTGCACCTGATTTAAAAACTATGCCTCAAATAGAACCTGCAAATGAGGCAGCTAAAAACATGGAAACTTTAATCCATGACCAGTTAGAAGAGTCCCATGCAATATCTGTAATGAGACATGTTTTATTTGAAATGTGTTTATTAGGTACAGGTATTCTTAAAGGTCCTTTTAACTATGAACAAGCAGAACATAAATGGGAACTAAATGAAGAAGGAGAAAGAGAATATAAACCTATTAATAAATTAGTTCCAAGAGTAGAAGCAGTTAGTTGTTGGGATTTTTATCCTGACCCAGATGCTGTTACTATTGATGATGCAGACTATGTTATACAACGACACGTATATAATAGAACACAATTAAGAGATTTAGCGAATAGACCTTTCTTTAGAGAAAGTGCAATCAAAGATTGTTTAGCTGTAGGTTCTAATTATGAAACAAGAAGTTATGAAACAGCATTATATGATAGAGAAAATCAAGAAGAGTTTAGTAAGAATAGATATGAAATCCTAGAGTATTGGGGTACAATGGATAAAGACTTTGTAGAAGAAGCAGGTATCGATATCCCTACAGATTTAAAAACAGAATTAGATGAAGTGCAAATTAATGCATGGATATGTAATGGATATATACTAAGATTAGTATTAAATCCTTTTACTCCTGCAAGAATACCTTTTATGATTGCACCTTATGAAATTAATCCATATCAATTTTTTGGTGTAGGTATTCCAGAGAATATGGATGATGCACAAACAATTATGAATGGTCATGCAAGAATGGCTATTGATAATTTAGCACTAGCAGGAAATTTAGTATTTGACGTAGATGAAACTATGTTAGTACCCGGTCAAGACATGTCAGTTTATCCGGGCAAAATTTTTAGAAGACAAAGTGGACAGACAGGACAAGCTATACATGGTTTAAGATTTCCAAACACTGCACCAGAAAATATGCAAATGTTTGATAGATTTAGACAACTAGCAGATGAGTCTACAGGTATACCTTCTTATTCACATGGACAAACAGGTATACAATCAACAACAAGAACAGCATCAGGTATGTCTATGTTAATGGGTGCTGCTGCTTTAAATATTAAAACAGTAATTAAAAACATAGATGATTATTTATTAAAGCCATTAGGTGAATCTTTTTATCAATGGAATATGCAATTCAATAAAGATATTCCAGAAATACAAGGTGACTTAGGAGTTAAAGCAAGAGGTACATCTTCTTTAATGATGAAAGAAGTAAGGTCACAAAGATTAATGACATTTATGCAAGTAGCATCAAATCAGTTCTTAGCACCTTTTGTAAAATGGCACAGTATTATTAAAGAGATTGCAAAGTCGTTAGATGTAGACCCTGACCAAGTTGTTAATGACCCAGAACAAGCAGCAATATTTATGAAACTTATGGGAGAAGTAAATGGAAATCAACAAACTCAAGGCCCTAACCCACAACAAGGTGGCATGGGACCTACTAACGGAGTACCTGCAGGAGCAAATGTTACAGACACACAAGGGTCTGGAGGTGGCAACATCGGAGTCGGAACTCCACAAGTTGCAGGGGAAGGCGGCTTTACTGCACCAGATAATGAACCTCAAGGAGCAGCTTAAGTAAATGTCAGCACTATCTGATTTACAAAAAAAATTAGAACAAGAAGCAAAAGGAATTATGTTTCCTTTTAGTGCTAGTGCTTCTAATGTAAGCACAACACAAAATGTTTATAATTCTGCTACTGATGGTATTATGACAATGCAAGGTCAAAAGTATGTAGGGCCTGATGCAGTTATACAATATGGTTCAGAAGAACAAGGTTTTCCTAGACAACTAAAAGAAATAGAAGCACCAATGCTTCCACAGTTTGATGCAACACAATTTCCAAAAGCAGGTGAAGGTATTATGCAAACACCAACCCCTGCACCTACAACACCTACAACTCCTGTAGAACCTGAAGCACCGGCAATAGACCCCTGTCCTCCGGGATTTAAATTTGACCCAGTTAAAAAAGTTTGTGTTCCAATAGAACAACCTCAAGATAAAGATGATAAAGATGATGTAGCAGGACAAGTAGATTTTAGAAGAAACATAGGACCTACAGCAAAAGGATTAGGTCAAGTTATAAAAGCATTAAATAAATTAGATTTTCAAAAGAATCCTGATAATTATAATAAAGATGTTAATATTAAAATAAACAATGATATACCTTTATTATCACTTATACCTATTGTTGGTAATCCTCTTAGATTATATTTAAAGAGTCAAGCAGATAAAGATTTAGAATCATTAGATATAGCTGATGGTATTACAGTTACTAAAAATGCAGATGGAAGTAATCAATTAAATATATCAGATGGAGTAGGTAAAAGAAGTTTTGGACAACTACAAACAAAAGAATCTTTAGCAGGTAATATAGCTAGTACACAAAAGAAAACTGCAATAGGCACTATTGAAAAAGCACCTAATGGACAAAATATGATTGTAGGTCCTTTGACATTAGATTACTTTGGTAAAGGTAATTTATTTCAACCTACTACTAGAACACCTGCAGAAACAGATGCATTAAATCAAGATGAAAAAACTAAATTAATAGATGAATTAAATGCAGCTTTAGGATTAGACTCAACAGCAACTACTTCTAAACCTGTAACAGTTGACCCAGAATCTACAGCAGCAGATGCAAAAGGAGGTGCTGAAGTGGGAGTTCAATTTGGTCAATTAAAAAATTTAAATGAGTTTGGTCAATTAATTAGAAATAATGAAGTAGCAAAACTTAACATAGAAGATGCTAATGTTACAATGGATATGATAGAGGCTCAATACAGAACGGGTAAAGTTAGTTTTGGTAGTAGAGATGCTGACATTGAAAGAGAAAAAGATAAACAAGAAGAAGCTAGAAAAGAGATACAAGAAAATAATAAAAAAATTGATGAAAAAATAAAAGAACTTGGCATGAGTGATAACCAAGCACAAGAACAAGGATTTAAAGATTCTAGAGAACAATTTGAATTTAGGGTAAAAGCATCACAAGAAGCTAATCAAAGAGCAGAAAAAAGAAGAACATCACAGTCACAATTTACTGGAGGTCAATCATTTAAGGGTGGTGCAACAGCTACAGGAACTACTCGATGTTTTCATCCTGATACAGATATTAATGGTAAAAAAATTAAAGACATAAAAGCAGGTGACTACATTAATGATTCTTTAGTAGAAGGTATGGTACAATTTAAAATGAATAATCCTTATTATTTAATAGATGGGATAAAAGTTTCAGGCTCTCATGGTGTATTACATGATGATAAATGGATATTTGTAGCAGACCACCCTGAATCAAAAGAAGTAGATGATGTTACAGAATTTGTGTATGTTCCAATAGTAGAAGGGGGAACATTTAAAATTAACAATACAACTTATGCTGATTATGACTACCATGACATAGTTGTTTTAGGCGATGACGAATGGAAAAAAAGGAGAGGATTTAAATAATGGAAGAAGAAATGAGACAAGGTATGATGGGAGCAGATGTTGACACATCTCCTGCTGCTGCTCAACCTATGGAATTAAGAGTATCAGCAAGACAAGTTTCAAACAATTTACAAAATCTTGAAGAACAAGAAAGAGAATTAATTACACAATTAAATGTACCACAGTTTAGAGATTTTATGTCTAAAGTATTTGGACAACAGTTTGGTATGGTAATGCAAGAAGCAATACCTGAACCACAACAACAAGTTTCACCGCAAGGAGAAAGCCCTGCACCTACGCAAGGTCAGGGAATAATGACGCAGCCACCCTCTCAATAGA